CGCAAGAAAATGAACGGAACTGTGGAGGTGCGGTCATGAGCCTGTCCATGCGAGCGATCCTCCGCAAGCCGGAGAACACCGCCTATCTGGTTGAACACTACCCGACCGCGACGCCTGAACAGATCGCCGACATGACGCGGCGCTGGAAGGTCACGGGCGACGCCATCCGACAGTACGCAGCGGTGATTGGCATCAGGCGCGACCGAGAGGCGGCGCGAACTGCTTACGCCGAGGGCGCCAGGGCTGCGGCTGAAAACGCCGTTCCGTGGGCGCCACCAGCCCCGGATCGCGACGACGAGTACGTCGCCGCCTGCATCGCTGAAGGCGGGTTCCCCGTCGTGGTGTGGATCAACGGCCAGCCGCGCACCGTCTATCGGTCGGAGTGGGCGGCATGATTGACGAGAATTTCACCTACACTTTCGGGGCGGGCTGGCAACCGGCGCCAGTCAAGCGGATGGCCGATATCGCCGCCGAGGTCGCGCAGGCCAACGGCCTGACTTTGGTCGAACTGAAAAGCCGCAACCGGGCGCAGCGTATCGCTCACCCGCGCCAAGAGGCGATGGCCAAGATCCATCAAACTGGCCGCTACACGCTGACGCAGATCGCCCGGTATTTCGGCCTGGATCACACCACGGTCCTCTATGGCATCCGCCAATACGACGCCCGCGCCGCTGGCGTGAAGATCGTTCGGCAGGTGGCCGCATGAAGATCGTCGGAAACGCCATTGCTGACGCCGTGCTGGCCGCGAACACCGACGAGGACCGCCGCAACGTGGCTTGTGCCTACGTCGCCTATGGGCTCGGCGTTTTGGCCGCAATCGACGGCGGCAAGGCCGCGGCTGAGGTCGCTTACAGGCTCGCTGACGCGCTGGTCGCGAGGCGCAACGAAATTGAACCCCATGACCAGTGAAATCATGACTGACATCATCATAGACCCCGAATTCCGCAAGTATATTCCGGCCCTGTCTGGGGAGGAGTTCGCGCAGCTAGAGGCGAACCTTGTCGAGGACGGTTGCCGCGATCCGTTGACTCTCTGGGGCCGGGTGATCATCGACGGGCACAATCGGTTCGACATCTGCACGCGGCTCGGCATTCCGTTCCAGACGGTCCAGAAGCAGTTTCCGACCCGCGAGGCCGCGCTAGACTGGATGGACTGCCACCAGCTTGGCAGGCGCAATCTGACCCCTGACGCGCGCAAGCTGCTGTTGGGGCGCCGGTATAACCGGCTGAAGGCCGACCCGACCGCCAATCTGGTCCAGAACGCCCCGAGTGGTCAAAATGACCACTCGGGCGAGAAGACCGCCGACACCCTCGCCAAAGAGCATGGCGTATCCGAAGCCACCGTGCGCCGCGCGGCCAAGTTTGCGGAGGAGGTCGAGGCCGACCCGGAGCTTCAAGCCGCTATCGAAACCGGTAAGCCTATCGCCGCCGTCAAGCGGGAGCGCGCCCAGGTCGAACTTTCGCCCGCTTCCCTGCCTGAGATCGTGGTTTCGCTCGACCCCGAGCGCCGCAAGCTGGCGAAGCTGACGACAGAAGCCCTGATTGACGAGGTGATCGGCCTTCGCGCCGACCTGAACGATCAGAAGGCCCGCGCCGCCCGCTACAAGTCCGAACGCGACGACATGGCCGTCAAGCTGGCCGAGGCCTTGGTAGGCGACCAAGGCAAGACCATTAGCAACCTTCAATCCCAGCTCCGCGCCGCCAAGTTCGCCAGAGACGAGGCGATGGCCGCGACCAAGCGGATGGAAAACCGGCTGAAGAAGGCCGAGGCGCGGACAAAAGAACTGGAGAACATGGAGGTCAGCTTCGGATGACCATCCTGTCCCGCATTCAAGCCAACGGCGGCGCCATCGTTCGTGATGAGTGGCGCTTTAGCCTCCGTCGTGGACGGCTGACGAGCGAAGCCCTGACTTGGATACGGGCACGCTGGAACGAAGCCTGCCTTGAAGTGTGGCCCTTGCTCGACACGTTCGAAGAGCGCGCCGCAATCATGGAATACGACGGCGGCATGTCTCGCGAAGATGCCGAGCGCGCCGCTTATGCGGAGGTCGCCGGATGCTGACGCTCACCGACGCCAAACAGATCGTTTTGCGCGACTATCAGGCGAACGCCATCGACGCGCTTCGCCAGAAGATCCGCAGCGGAAGCCGTCGCTTGATCCTGTGCGCCGGGACCGGGGCGGGCAAGACGCTTACCTCGGCGAGCCTGCTGCGGGAGGCCGACCGCAAGGGCAGTTTCGCCCTTTTCATCGTCGATCGCGTGGCCCTGGTCGAGCAGACGAGCGAGGTTTTCAGCGAGTACGGCATCCGGCACGGCGTCATTCAGGGCATTCACCGCCGTTGGTCGCCGCGTGAGAACATTCAGGTTTGTTCTGCCCAGACGCTTGCTCGGCGTGGCTTGCTTCGCGACCCAGACCTGATCGTCGTGGACGAGGCCCATTGCCAGTACAAGGCCACGCTCGACCTGATGGCCCGCTTCCCGAACGCGGTGAAGATCGGCCTGACTGCGACCCCGTTCACCAAGGGCATGGGGCAGCATTGGGACGATATGGTCAACGTCATTCCGACCCGCCGCCTGATCGACGACGGCTATCTGATTGAGCCTAAAATCTACGTGGCGAAAAGCCCCGGCGATGAGGAGTTCGGGCGCAACAGCTTCGGCGAGTTCAGCGACGAAAGCGCCGCGTCAGCCGGGATCAAGATCGTCGGCGATGTCGTCCAGGAGTGGATCGGCAAGACGCACGAACACTTTGGAGGCCCGGCTAAGACCATCGTATTTAGCCCGACCGTTGAGCATGGCCGCGAGCTTTGCGCCGCCTTCAATGCTGCCGGGTACAACTTTCAGCAAATTAGCTATCTCGACCGCGACGACGATGAGCGGATGGCCAAGATCGGCGAGTTCCGCAGGCCCGACAGCATCATCCACGGCCTCGTTTCGTGCGGCGTGCTGACTAAGGGCTTCGATGTTCCCGACGTCCTGATCGGCATCTCCTGCAAGCCCTACCGCAAGAGCCTTTCCAGCCACATGCAAGAAATCGGGCGCGTGATGCGGCCCATCCCCGGCGAGGAAAAGCGCGCGCTGTGGCTGGATCATTCCGGCAACATCGAACGCTTCGCCGTCGATATGTTCGACGTTTGGGAGAACGGCGCCGGGGAACTGGACAAGGCCGAAAAGCGCGACAGCATCGCCCGCGAGCGCAACGCGAAAGAGCGCGAAAAGGTCGTGTGTCCCGAGTGTTCGGGAGCCCTTCGCGGCAATACCTGCATGTCTTGCGGATGGGAGCGCCCGGCGCGGTCCAACATTCACGCGGTCGAGGGCGAGCTTCGGGAGTTCGACCTTACTGGGCTGGGCATGACGCCGCGAGCCGGGCTGCGCGCTGAGTGCCTTAAAGACCCTCGGGGCGTCTACAGCGCCTGCGTCTACTACGCGATAGCCAACAGCCGCGAAGGCGACTGCGACAAGGCCCGCAAGAGGGCGTTTGCAATGTGGTGCGGCATCTATCCGGGCGAGCGGGCTAAACCCGGCTGGTTCGGGATGCGGACAGGCGCCCCGAGCGCGGACGCGCTGGCCCTGGTCGAGCGCGAGGTCGCCCGGTTCCGAAAGACCAGCCGGATGCGGAGGGCCGCGTGAGCTTCGCCAGCCTCACCGACGCTTTGCGCGAAGCCTGCGGGGCCGTGGGCATTGATCCGCCCAAGCGCCGCCTTGTGCCCGGCCAGTGGGTTCGCACCGACACCAAGGGCCGCAATGGCAAGGATGACGCCGCCGTCCTGATTTTCGACGACGAGCGCGGCGGCATGGTCTGGAACCATCAAACCGGCGTCAGTCAGCGGTTCACCATGAACGGGGCGGGCGAACATCGCGTTGACCCCGAGGCCGAGCGCCGCCGCAAGCAGCGGGACGCCGAGAACCACGCTCAACAGCAGATGGTCGAGCGGATCTGCGCTGACCTTGTCCGCCACTGTGAGCAGGACAAGCACCCGTACCTTGAACGCAAGGGCTTCCCTGAACAGATCGGCCTGATCTGCGAAGACCCGACCCGCTACTTCCCCGCCGGTCGCTTCGGCGAGGCGCTGGCCAAGGCTCTGCCGGGCGAAGGCCCGTTCCTGGTCATCCCTGGTCGCGTCGGCCAGAAGATCACCACCGTTCAATTCATTACCCCGGACGGCGCCAAGAAGAACATCTTGCGCGGCCACATGACCGGCGCGTCCTACAGGATCGCCACAGGGGCGCAGACGTGGGTCTGTGAGGGCATCGCCACCGCGTTGAGCGTCAGGGCCGCCCTGCGGCTTCTGGGGGTCTCCGCGACGGTCCTGAGCGCCTTCAGTGCCTCGAATGTCGAGAAGGTCGCCGCCGCTATCCCCGGCGCCCTGATCGCTGCCGACCACGACGGCCCGAACGAGCATTTGGAAGGCAAGGGCGCAGGCGAGTTTTACGCCCGCCGGTCGGGTCGCAAGTGGACCCAGCCTCCGGCGCTCGGCGACTTCAACGACATGCATACGACCGAGGGCCTGCGGGCCGTAGCTCTGCACTTACGGGAGGCGCTGGGATGAACCAAAGACCCCGCGCTTTCAAGTTACGCGGGGCCGGTCTGACGGACGGATTCAAGACAGTGGCGTCAGACACAGGAAGCCTACCACGGGGCGGAACCCCAGGCGAAGCGCAGTCCGAAAGAGAGAAGCGCGGTTCCCGGCACAGTGACGTTGGTGTCGAAAGTAGCTCTCAACGATCCGGGGAAGTCACTCCCACGGCTCGGCCCAAGGCGGCGGCTCGGCTCGGCCAGCAAGATCGCGAGGGTATGGGACCGGCTCTGGCGCTGAAAAGCGTCGGGGCTGGTCGTCCTATGCCCGGACAACAACTCTCTCAACCAGCAACCACAAGAGCAGAACAGAGAAGGTTAAGAACAGTGAAGCGACCGAACGTAGAAACGCTAACGATGGAGATCGGCAAATGACCACTCCTACCCCGGCTATCGTGCAACGCATTTCTGAAGCTCTCGACACAGAGATCATCAACCAGCGCCGGGGCGTAACGACCCGCCCCTTCGACGCCTGCCTTGATCTAGATGCCGAGCGCCTAGCCCTAGCGGCCATAGACGCCATCGCAGGCCATATGCGTGAGCAGGGCTTTGTCCACCCGTCCAACTGGCTGAGGAGCCTTCTTCGATGACCCGCACCCCCCGCCGCAAGA